AAAAGCAGAATATGATGTTCTTCATGATGCTCATGAAGAACAATTAGAATTATGTAAAGAAAGAATAAAAGCATACAAAGAATTAAAAATAGAGCATACAATTCTACAGGAATCTCATATAGCCCTTCAGGAAAAATATGATACTCTTAATACGCGACCTGATAAACCATACACCATGGATGCAGAACTTCAAAAAGAAAGATATGAAAATAGTCTTCTTAAAATAGAAATGCAACTTCAAAAAGAAAGATATGAAAATGATTTGCTAAAAAAAGAAATACAACTATTAATGTCTAGTCGTTAAACACATAACTTTGATCCCAGCGATCGATAATAACACTTTCTATACATCACATCCTTATCTAATGCCTTTGCCATAGACTTCTGACTAATCTTTAATTGTGTAGTACATTCATATTTGCATAGAAATTCTCTGATCAAATATTATAATTTAAACATTTATAACTATTATATATATAATGGAACATATACCAACTGCACTTTATGGAAAGGTCTTTCGGCCTTATGACTATCATGTTGCATCAGATAACAAAACAATAAAACGTATACCATATACTGAAGATAATCCAGCACCCATAATAATTATACTATATGATGGAATTTATCAGAAAAAATCAACACGAAGTAATATTTTTTATCCTAGTTTACGTAAAGTAGGATGTATTAATGTAACAACTCGTACATTTTATAAAAGTAAACATTATAAGAATAAAATTATTCAGCAAAATGATGATAATGTTATTCTATTTAGTTATGGTAATGATCCCAAAGATCATACATATACCAATTTGCATATATTATGTAGACAACTAGGATATACAGAAGAATTTATAACAGAAATAACAAATGTTATTATAAAAAATACATATGATTCAAAGATACAATATATAAATGGTATTTCTTTTTAGAAATAATATTATTCTCCCAACACTCTATCTAAAAATGCCACATATACTCTTGCTTGTTCCAACTTATCCTGAATAGTAACTGCTCCAGCTTTTGATGAAGCCCATCGCTTATTTACAAGTTGTTCTGTTTTAGCATCTTTTATACCTTGCTCTTTCAGATTCTGTAGTGGATGCTTTTCTACAGTAAAGTATTCACGGGTTCCATTACCACGTTTTTCTTTATAATAATTAACAAACTTTGGTAAATCAGATTGTACAATTCCTTCAGGTAATGGTTTTGCGTTATGTTTTCTTGACATTTTACCACGATTTTCATTCTGCTCAGCTTGACTTGCAACTCTAAGATTTGTTAAACGATTATCTAACTTATTACGATTAACGTGATCAATAGAATCATTCCCTACACCATGACCCTGATAATTAGTAAGATATTGATGTAAGTATATATTTTTTAATCCATTTTCTGTCATAATATGCGCAGAAGCATATCCATTTTGCATAATAAACCATGTACTAAGTCTACCATTTATTTCACGAATCTGTGGAAGAGTCTCCTTATCAATAATAGTGTATCCACCAGGTCGGCAAAACATAAGAATACATTCTTTTCCTTCTTGATCTAATATATCATAATACCAATTAGACTCTACTCCTGCACTTTTTCCCATTCGTTGCACAATTCCATCATGGCGTTCCACAATTGTAAATCCTTGAGGTACTTCAGGGATGCCGGACATTGTTTCTTCTACCCTCCCCAAATAATATTTAGTAGTCAATTTTTAATCACTAAATAATATGTTTCGTTTTATACATAATACATAACATAAACAACCAAGTAAAGTACTTAGTTGGAATAGGCGAGCATGCCTACCGCTATTCAACCTCTTCAGGTTAAATAACCCTTCAAACTCTCCTGACGCGTATAACAACAGATACGTTTCATTCCTCTTGAAGACCACATCTCTGTGGGGACGGACTCTATCTTAAGCCGAGTGTTACATTTCTGTAATCTCAGCCCATTACCATTGAGTCTCTGAACTGCATTCATGCTGTCTTTTTCAAGACAGGTTAGAACTTGGCTGCGGATTGTCTCTATTCGTAACCTTCTTACCATACCCACGAGTTTCCCCTTGGTGCTACAGGACAGACCTTTCGGCTCCTGAGCGGTAGTTACGACTTGAATGTGTTTGTACACAAACGGTGACGTGTCAATGTCACCACGAGAGTTTCCCGCAATTTGATAATGTTGCCCATTGCGATATTGCAATTGTTGATGGACTAGCAAATCTTTTAATGATTTACTCTTAGCAGCCAATGTTTCCATTAATTTGAATAACTTAAACCACCCCGTGGTTTATCCTCTATATTTCTAAAGAGGACGGACTGTACCTTAAGCATTCTCAGATTGATTAGATCGTCATTGAATACCAATGCCTTTGCAGTCTCTGAAACGGTTCCATGGCCTATCTCACACCTCAATGAGGTGCTTTTAGCGGCTTTAGGAACTCGTCTGCGGATTGCCCAATCCTTTGCGTTTTTACTGTATCCGAGGTCATTACCCTGGATTTGCCTTACTCTTTCAAGTAAGGTATAGTAGCAAAGGCTGTAAGGGGTTTCCCGCAACCAGGTCATTTTGCAGTGTTTTTCAACACCACTAGCTAGTCATACTGTTTGTCCTCTTGCGAGGCAGCTAGCTATTTGGCACAGGCGGTTTGCAAGTGCAACCGAGCAAATGTACAAGTACATTTGCATGTTAATGCCAGACATAATACGTAAAACGTTGTAGTTAGTTGCATACACGCGAACGGTGGATGACAAGCTAGCGCCAACGGCGTTGTTTGATACCGTCAACAACAAGGTAGTGTTGTCAATACGGGACAAGTTGCAAGATCCACTTGGCTGATGTTGCTCAGGCTGGAGGGCAAATGAATAAACGTTAATACCAACAGCGGGGATGTTGGTGTGGTGCTGGTAGGGCTGGACCCAGTTGAAGTAGTTGCCATCGCGAACCTGGAAGCGGTCGTGGCCGTTCAACTGAAGGAGGGCCGTAACCGTGGGGTTCTTGCCAGCCATGCCTTCAACACGGGTGACGGAGTAACCAGACTCCAAGACGGAGCGGTCCCACCAGTCAGAGTAGTTGAAGGGCTGCTGACCCTTCCACGGGTTGATGACGGAATCATCGCATGACTGGTAAGAATCACGCTGAACGACCCAGACGAGCTCCTTGCAAGGGTGGTTGAAGTTCAACTTCAGCTTGTTGGCTGAGGAGGTGATGGACTCACCACCAGTGAACTGGAGGACATCAATGAGGTACTCGTGGGAGACCTGGGCGAACTTGCGGCGCTCATCCGTGTCCAGGTAGATGTAATCTACGTAGAGGGAGGCAGCAGCCAAACCGCACTGGCCTACACGGTTACGAATAGCGTGGGGGTCAGCGGAGTTGGAGTAGTCCCAGCACAAGTTGTTCAATGAGTTGAACTCAAGGTTGATGCGGACCTCATGGTACTGGAGGGCAATCAAGGGGAGAGCCAGACCAGGGTTGCGGCAGAACCAGAACTGGAGGGGGATGTACAAGGTGTACATGGGGGCGCATGAGGTGACAACCTCAGACGTGAGGGGCTCGCCGCCATAGCAATCATTGTCGCATGATGAGCCGCCCTGGTAGAGCAAGTTGGTAAGCTCAGGGACGTTGCCGACCATCTTGGCATAACCAGCCTGCTTGCCAGGCTCCTGGGTGAGCTCGTTCCAAATGTGGAGCCAATCACCATAGTGCTTGTCAATGCGCTGGCCACCGATTTCAATCTCAACGTACTCAATGATATTGTGACCGATCCAGTTGAGCCAACGGAACTGAGCACCTGAGCCATCAGAGGGCTGCAGAGATACCTGAGGCAGAGTAGCCTGGAGGTACATGCGGTGGATCAAATCACCGTTACGCTGGATCGTGCAGGTGACCTTCTTGCCGAAGTTGGGAGCACCATTGAAGGGGTTCTCAATGGACTCCATGGCAAAGTTGGTGTGTCTGCGGTAGACAACCTTAAAAAAGGTAATTTGAGGGTTACCAGTGAGGTAAACATCCTGTGCGCCATAGGCAACTAGCTGCATTAATCCGCCTCCTGTCATTAATTATACCTTATATAGAGAAAAAAATTCTGAGAAAACACATTTTTTAAAATTTATTCAAAAAATGTGTCGGAGTGTTTAAAAATTGATTATATACAATCTATATTGAGAATTAAAACAATATATAAAATTATATTTTATATAATATATTACTATTACAATGACAGCAGAAGTTCAACCAGATAAACCAAAATATATTCGTAAAAAGTGCGAACATGGGCGACAGGCTTGTCAATGTGTAGATTGCGGCACTGGAGTATGTATTCATAAGAAAATCAAATCAATGTGCATGGAATGCGGTAGTTCAGGAATATGTATTCATAAAAAGCATAAAAGTAGATGTGTAGAATGCAAAGGGGCTTCAATTTGTCCCCACTCTAAACGTAGATCACGGTGTATTGAATGCAATGGAGGATCTATTTGCATTCACAAGCAAATTAAAGGTAGATGTGCAGAATGTGGTGGGGCTGATCTATGTATTCACAAGAAACGTAAAGATCATTGCACTGAATGTGCTGAAAGTGAATGCATTTGTGAGCATAAAAAACGAAAAAGCAGATGTGCAGATTGTCAGGGTACGGAGATATGCTCACATGGCAATAGTAAATATTGTTGTGTAAAATGTGATTCAAATAATATTTGTGAGCACAAAAAACTTAAAAATCAATGTGTTGAATGTGACGGGATTCATGTTTGTGAACATAAAAAACGACGAAGTTCATGCATCATATGCACTCCAGAAAGTGGATGTCAACATTGTAACCATGTATCCATTATTGGCTCCCGTTGGAAACCCTATTGTTTCCGTTGCTACTGTGTATTGAATCCAGACGTCAAAATCCCACGACAATTCAAACTAAAAGAACATTATGTGATGGACGCATTGAAAGCACACTATAAAGATACATTGACTATGGCATTTGATAAAACAATTGAAGGAGGTTGTTCTAAAAAACGTCCTGATCTCTTTATTGATTTTGGGTCACATTGTCTTATTATTGAAGTAGATGAAAACAGACATGCCAATTATGCATGTGAACAGAAACGAATGATTTCATTATATGAGGATTTAGGGTTCCGAAAAGTTATCTTCCTACGTTTTAATCCAGATGGATACACAGAACAATCTATAAAGCATATATCACCTTTTGGATATACTCCCACAGGAATGATAAAAATCAATACCGAAGAAATGTCAAGAAGAATTGAAATATTAATTACGAAGCTAGAGGAATGCCGAGAAGAGCCAGAAGATATTTTAACAACACTATATCTCTTTTATGGATAATTGTATATCAATATAAAATCTATTGCTATAAGAAATGTCAATCCCTGTTCAAGTAGCAACACATTTTATTGCAACCAATCTGGGACCCATTATATCATCTGTGATTAGTGCATACTCCTATAAACCTGTACAGCAACCAATAATTCATGAAACAGATGATGAGCGTGAGCTAGATTTATTACAGATGGATCGCTTTGTAAAATGGATGAAACTTATTTTTGATGCAGAAACAAAAGAAACGCACAGAGAATACAAGCAAGAATTGTATAGTATTTATGTATCAATTTGCTCTGATTATAAACAATATCAACAATGGAAAAAATATAATGAAAGTCTGTGGTCATTTTCATTATACAGTAAAAAGAATACAAAGGCACTTGCGAAAAAGATTCTAGGAGATATTAAATTATTCAAAGAAGGATTGGAAATGTTTTCTATGTTTGAAAAATTATAAATACATAAATAGAATGTCTCCAGATTCTAAACCCGTATTGAAATATGGCACTCTTCTGAACAATAGTTTTATGACAACCTATATTGTTCTTTTTGGATATACTGCGATTACATTAATTGAAGCTCTCCGTACACCATGTATCAATACACGTCATATTATGAATATTGAAACAGCAGTATCACTTGTTGCAGGCATTGTATATGGAACATTTTTGGATAAAATGAAACAGCCCAATTTCAAATTAAGTGAAATTATACCAATGCGTTATATGGATTGGATGATTACTACTCCACTTATTTTATTGGCAGTTGTATTATTTTATAATACAAAATTAAGTTCAGTAGATTATAAATGTTATATTATTATTATTATCCTAAATTGGCTCATGTTGTTATTTGGATACCTGGGTGAATCTAAAATAATTTCTTCTATGAAAGGTCTTTTACTAGGATTTTTCTTTTATGCAGCCATGTTGTTGTATATGTATATGTATATCATACCAAAAGGATGTTCTCTTGCTGTATTTATTATTTTTGCAGTGATCTGGACGGGGTATGGAATTGCATATATGTTAAAAGAAGAGGAGAAGAATATTGCTTATAATATATTGGATATTATGTCCAAAGCAGTATTCGGTGTTGTATTATGGATGTATTTTGGTAAGGTATTGGCGTTTTAGGGATGAGATGATTTACGTCGTTTAGCCTTTCTAGTGTTATTATTGTTAGAATTATTGTTAGAATTATTTGATTTATTTGCTTTATGTACTTTTTGATTTTCCTCATATTGTTTTCTTTCTGTATTTATTATATTGAAATATTCTGCTGACAACTTTTTAAATTCTTCAGAATTAACAGCATGAAGTTTTCTAAGTATATTTAATTCTCTTGGAGTTTGGTTTCTTGTAATAGCCCAAGGCAAACTTAGTGGTTTTTTCATTTTGTTTATATAATTATTATATTTTTTCTGTTGATTAACTGTTCTATTTTTATAACTATGAGTTAAATAGAGTGGCATAAAAGAACCATTTGACTTACTCATTCTATAATATAGATAGAAATCTACTTTATATAAAGTATTTAATGTTTGCGATGTCGGCGAGTTCTACGAGAACGTTTGGCTCGGCGTGTGCGTTTGCGACCACCGCCTTTATTTGAATTATTCATACGATTATTATTCTTTCCATAATTTCTAACTGGTGCTGCTGCTTCAGTTGCAGGCTGTGACCAAAGAGATGCAGTGCTAACAGGAGCAGATGGATTATACTGTCCTATCGGAAATTGACTTACACTTCTCATTATATTCACTTTTCTATTATTAGATAATGGAGGAGCATGTGATGGTCCAACAAAAGCATTACCTTTACTTAAAGAAAGAGTAGGAGGACCATTATTATTAGGAGCAGCCATTTCTATTTTATACGCACAAATATAATTTAAAACAAATCTCTACCTCTTTACTAGATGAGTGTCTTCTTTAAAGTAAAAAATTCAAAGCGAAGTAATCCAGAAGCACGAACAACATTAGATGCCATTCATAGTCAACATGTTCAGCATATGGTAGAAGAAAAGAAGAACATTGACATCTTAAAAACAGAATTAGCCGTACTCCGTCAAAAAATATCAGAAACCACTTCCACGACAGAACTATGGAGATTAGAACGTGATGCAGAAATACTTGAAAAGAAAATAAAATCGGTAGATGATGATTCAGATATGATGGACTATTATCTTCGCACTGGAACAATTTTATACAATTATTATGATATTCAAGATCAAATTCAACAAGGAAATTATGCACAGACCTCCAATAAAGCAAAACCAGGATCCATTTTAGCAATTTTAGAAGAAGTTGCTCAAGAAGAAGGAAACAAAACAGATGTGAAACCCGTTCAAAAAACACTTCAGAGAAATCAATTGCTTAATGAGTATCTGCAATTAGAAGATCCAAGTATGGTTCG